ACAGTTGTAGAAGCACCACTTGTTTCACCTACAATAGTTTCACCCGCAACAAATGTCCCTGAAGGTATGGTTATAGCAAAAACAGTAGCAGAAGTAGCACTTGTTATTGAAGCGGTAGCACCACTGGTTACACCTGTAATAGTTTCACCCACAGTAAAAGCGTTAACAGTCCCTACTGTTATAGAAAGTGTACCGCCTGGATAATTAGCTACATTAGAAGCTAACGGGATAGACGTTTGTTCTACCGTCCATTGATTTAAGCCACGGTTAGCCCAATCAGCTAACATTAAGTTTAAAGAACGTTTGGCTGATTTTAAGTCATATCCAGTACGAACCTCTAAGCCACATCGCTCAAAAGCCTCTTCTACGTAACTTGCTACGTCTAGTTCAAAATTGGAAGAAGATGAAGTAGCCATTTAAGCGTTCTTTTTTTTCTTTTTATCTTTACCCGAAGCACCAAGTGCCACACCACCCGCTGTATAAGCGGATGCTTCCGCAATAGATAAAGGACCGCCTTGACCTAAATTAACGCGGCTTTTAATTTTTGCAAATTTACTTTTAGGCGGTCGGCCTTTACGTTTAGTTGATTTAGTTGCTTTTGCTGCGCCTTTACCCATATCTTTAAGCATTTTTGCGGCAGCACTTAGCTTTTTAACCCCTTTTTCGCCAACTTTTTTAGCAATAGTCCTTCCAACCCCAGCAACTATGCCACCAATAGCCATTTTCTTAACGCCGGTTTTTTTAACCATTCCGCCACCGCGAAATTTCTTAACGCCCATTTTTTTAACTAAACCTCCACCGCGAAATTTCTTAACGCCGGTTTTTTTAACCATTCCGCCGCCAGCCATTCTTTTCTTAACGCCGGTTTTTTTAACCATTCCGCCGCCAGCCATTCTTTTTTTAACGCCCGTCTTTTTAACAGCGCCATTACCTAAATTAACACTACTTCTGTTCATGAGAAACTCTCCTGCGTGAGTTTGTTGTAAAAATGTTCCCTTAATTCAAAAACATGTGGGGCGTTATCATCATCAAAAAAATGTTTGTAATACCCTGTAGTTTTTAATTTTTTTGCCGCTTTTTGTAATTTACTTAACTTTTGTATGAATATCATAGCATACTCAGTTTCAATCATTGGCTCAAAAGTGCCGTCGTCTATAACTTCGTTTAAATCATCATCCGGGTGAAAACCCATAACCCAAACGTCTTTCTGTATAAAAAAACCATTTGAAATAGCTTCGTTTAAATCAACTAAATATTGATGAAATTTTTCTGCATCATCGTCGTAACTTAAATCAACTAGCACGGCTACATCTAAGGAATCGTCAAAAGTAGATATTAATGTATATAAAGGTTGGTAACCCGGACAATACTTAAAAGAAAAACCAACTTTTTTATCCTTCCAAGATTGCTTTGCATAAGCACAAACGGGTAAATTGCCACATTCTTCATTAGGTGCTTCTAAAGCATATTCCGACCAAGCTTTAATTTCGTCGCAAATTTCTTTTTCTAATCCCGTATAAGAAGAAATGTGGCTCATAATGTACCCTAACCTCTAAGCATGAAATACCGTCATAGTGTTAAATGTTGAAACCGTGTATTGCACATAAATACCGCTAGAAAAAACCATACCTTCATCGGGAATAGTTACGTCCCGAGTTACCGTAGCACTAGCTACTGTTCCAAGTTTATACAAGGAAGTACCTGTAGGCGAAGTAGTTAAAAAATCTAACACCCCGGCTGTACCTGTACACACCAAGTTAACCCCTTGAAACCGAGCTCTGCCCGTAAATATAACATCGGCGGCTGAAGCGTTAACCCCGGCTGAGACATTACCTGCTGGGTTGCCCACCGCTGATATGCCAGATATAGTTAAAAAGTAACTTGTTCCAGTAGCAGTTCCTGCATTAGCACCTGTAATGGACTCTGTTTGAGCATCCCCATTAACATCAGTTCCCGTAACAGTAAACGATTTAGCTGCATCATTCCCAGCAGAAAGAATAGTCACTATTCTTCCGTGGCTAAGTGCAACCGCACCGCCAGAAGCTAACGCACCACCTATAGTAAGTGCTGCGTTATTTCCAACTGAGGCTGCTACTGATATTCCATCTGCATCTAAGGCTACTGTGTCTGCGGTTATAGTGACCGCTTTTACATCTGATCTAGCCATAAGTTACCCCTTAAATAATACCTGTAAGGTTAATTAGTGAGTAGTCAGTCGTTACATTAACAATCATAACTGTACCAATCACTTGTATTACATCTCCTGCTGCTGGTCCTACTGCTCCTGCTGCACCTAAAGGCACTGCATGGTTGCCCACAACTAATGTACCTGAAGTTAATACAGCTTGTGGACCTGATACTGCAAACCAACCATAAGCACTTGCTGCCATATCGACAACAGTTACACCTAGTGTAGCGCCTGTAGTGGTAGCGGCTTGAACAATTTGCCCACTGCGTGGATCAGGAATTAATGTAATTCTTGAAGATGTTGTTATTGCAGTTGCTAAATCATCATAACAAGTAATAACTATTGATGGATCTGCTGAATGGTCATGTGCTGGGTTAGATTTAATTCTAAGCATTTGACCTTCACCAGCGGCATCATTTACATATAGATAACCATTAGCGTATTGATTTAGCGTAATGTCTGTACCTGCGGTTTCAACTGAAATTGCAGTTTCACCAGCAGCGACACCTGCGGTTGGAGTTAAATCAAAGTGATGTGCTATTGAAGCAGCGTGAGTTACACATTTACCTGCTGTAATAGCTGTTGCTGCTAATCGACCATAAGCAAAAACAGTATTACCGTAAAGTAATCTGCTGCCTAATGGAAATAATTGAGTAAGCCCTGAAGTAAACGGGTCAACTGTTCCATATTGAGAACCACCTTTACCTACGATAAAATCGGCTGGACCATATCCTGTTGCTGCTGCGTATTGAACGTGTCCACCATCATCAGTAAAGATATTACCATCTGCGTTAATTACTAAACCATCAGTGATGGCTCCTGTTGATGTTGCTACATCAATGGTTTTAAAACCATTTTCGGACCGTACTGGCCCACTAAATGTCGAATTTGCCATAATTTCCTCCTACGGAAATAAGTTCTATTGTCTCGGCTTGTCTGCTAGGTCAGTCGATAGAACAAATATAATTATCCTAGTTCTTTTGATTGTATAGTAAATACTCTAAAAAAAGAAGAAAAAAAAGGGAGCCGAAGCTCCCCTTATTCAGTAGTTGAGTAAAAAACCCTACTGGGGGTTCAAATTAAGCACCTTGAGAACCGTATACAGCTCTAAAGTTAGAATATCCAAATGAATATCTTTCTCTAGCTTTGTATCGCATGTTACCTGTATCGAAATCTCCCTCTAATGCAGTTTGCATTGGTGATCTTTCAAAATGCTTGAATCCATCAGGACAATCTGTTTTGATGAAAAAAGCATCGGTGTCAGTTAGATAGTGATTCACTACATAACCATCAGGTATCATTCCCATGTTTTTAATCGCATTAACATCGTTGTCAGAAGTTCCTACTCGCCCTGGAGTTTGTAGTAATCTGTCAGCAATAAATTGAAGTTGAGGTGGAACTATAAGTTTCATTCCTCTCAAAGCAATTGCTAAACCTCGGTCATCGGTAAACGTGCTGATATTAATCAACGCATCTTCGAGTGAAGTTTCATTCAAATCTGCCATTGTAGTAGCACGGTTAGCAAGTGAGCCACCGCCACCTAGAGGGTGGTCAGTTGCAATCAATACTTTACCGTCACCACCAGTTGTAGAGAACGCATTGTTCAATACAGCCGCAGCTTTGATTTGCTTTGTGTTAGCCATAGAACGAGCAAGAGCTTTAGTGTATCTAGCTCCTAAACGGTCATATAAATTATCTTCTACTGCTTCTTCTGTTAATGCAAAAGCAAGTGCAACAGTTTCGTGAGTGTAACGAGAAGTATAGCCTTCGTTAGCGTTGTCAAATCTGACACCACTTCCTTCAGATTTTACTTCAGCATTACCGAAACCTGAGATTAACACTTCTTCTTCAAACGCTCTGTCTGATGATTCAGTATCAAAAATTTCAGCATGTTCTGCTTCGTACCTAGAATATTCCATCCCAAACAGGGCGTTTAAACCAGGCTCTAGCTCTTTGGCTAGTTGACTTCTATTAATAGCCACTATTTATACCCCTGTTACTGTAGTGTAGAAATGTTCGTTAATATATACGATTGCGTTTACGTTAGCAGATCCAAGTGTATTGTTTGCTGGATCAGAAGAGAATCCTACGATTCTAAACTGAGCAGTAGTAGCAGCCGTGGTAGCAGAAAGTTCTGCCGCTGACATACCAGTTTTGGTAGATCCTGCGGTATAAGAAAGTTCTGCGTTGTTACCAACGGCAGTCTGGGCTAAAGACCCAGCACATTGTACTTCAAACAGAGTATTTGGATCATCATCTATAAATGCAACAATATCATCGGATGCTGTAGTAGTAGGAAAGTATGATGAGAAAATAGTATCACCAGCACTGTCCGTAAATTTACATCCTCTGAATATTCCCAATAAAGTAGTTGCAGCGCCTGCTACTAAAATAGTACCAGTGCTTAACATTTTTACTGGGTCGCCCGAAAAGATATCTCCAGTTGCGCCAGTAGCGATACTGTACTCAGTTGTGCCGCCATTAGCTACACTACTGCCTACCTTACCTACTGCTCGAAACCCGAAAGGTGCATCTTTA